TTTGACAAGCTCAAATAGTTAACATATGTAAAGGGTTTTTGGTAACGGCATCTTCAAGATGGTCTGGGGAAAAATGAGAATAAACCATTGTCATTTTTATATCTGTATGACCGAGAATCTCTTTAAGAACAAGTATGTTTCCTCCGTTCATCATAAAATGGCTGGCGAATGTATGACGTAATACATGGGTGCATTGACCCTCCGGAAGCTCAATACCGGCCCGCTTTACTGCACGCTCAAAGGCTTTTCTGCATGGCGAGAATAACTTCCCTCGGTTTTTAGGAAGTTCGTTGTACAGATCCTGAGATATAGGCACGGTACGGTTTTTCTTGCCTTTGGTCTTTGTATAGGTGATTCGGTATTTCGATAACTGGTGGCCCTGCAGGTTTTCGGCTTCACTCCAGCGAGCGCCGGTGGCTAGGCATATTTTTGCAATCATCAGCAGACTGGGACTTTGAGAATCTGCGCAGGCATCTAGCAGGCGTTTAATTTCTTCCGGTGCTAGGAACGCCAGTTCGCCCTCTGCAATTTTGAATGTTGGAAGACCGGCCAGCGGGTTGGGGGCTGACCAGTGGCCCAGCTTTTTCAGTGTGCCAAAAACCGATGATAGGTTGCGTTGTTCAAGGTTTACCGTGCGGGGCTTAACTGGTGACATAAACGCGCCATCTTCATTTCGCACTTCACCTTTTAGCCGCGCTTCGCGGTATTTCGTAAAGTCACCGGCGGTCAGTTCTGAGGCGATGGGATCACCCAGGCCATTACAGATAATTCTAAGTTTCGCCATCAGGCGTTTGGGGTCTGCAAGCGTCTGCCCGTAGAGTGAGTGCCATTGTTCTATCACTTCTGACAGATGCCGTCGATCCTCCTTTTCCCCCAGCCACGGTTTTTTGTTTACTTCATCCATGGTGAAGTTTTCGAATGCTACGGCTTCGCCTTTCGTCGCAAATTGCTTGCGCACCCGTTTACCATCGCGTCCGTTAGGGTAGCACTCACACAACCATTTTCCGTTCGGCTGCTTTCTGATAGTCATGCTTAGATACTCTTTATTACCTTAACAGCTCGTCCGATAACTTCCACATCATCAACAGAGCATTTGAAGGATGTTTCATCCTGGTGAACCACAATCTTATTACCGGGTATCCGCGCAATTTTTGCGATAATAATCATTCCATCAATATTGATAAGCCAGAAACCATTGCTGACTTGCTTAATTGATTTATCGATGAGGTAGCAATCAGCTGAGGTTTCTAAGAACATTGATTCTTCATATCGTGTAGGCAAGATGTTGCGATCGAGGAAAATCTCGTCTTCAACACTGAGTATCCCATTCTCCAGATTACCTTTCGGAATAGAGGGGGTAATGAGTTTGGATAATGGTCTTATTGCAGGTTTGTTCTCATTATGAGATTCTTTTTCTGACTCATTCCCTCCTTTCATGTTTCCTTGTCCTGTTGCTAACCAAAGCAAAGAAACGCCAGTTTCTAGAGCGCACTGAATTATCCAGTCAGCAGGGAAGCTGTCACGTAACACTCTGTTTGCCATAGTGCTTTTAGAAACATTCAGATGTTCGCTTAATGCTTGTTTGGTTGTGAATCCATAAGCCTCTAGCAGTCGTTCAATAGCTGCTTTGCCTCCCGTATCGGTTCCTACTTTTATGCTCAGCATTGATGATCTCCATTTGACAATCACGATTCGAGATCGTAATGTTTGATTGTCTCTTGATGTGAGAGTCCAAGAGACAGACTAAAACGAACTAAAACACACACAAACTAAGAGATATTGCACTATGAGCACTGATATTTCAATTCGTGTACCAAAAGAGATGGCTACGCCTGCAGAGTTCGCGGAATGGGAAGGTATCTCGCGTGGCTCTGTTTACCAGAAAATTCACCATGGTCAGCTTGCTAAGTACATGGTCAAGAAAGAAAAAAACAAAGGTCGCGTAAGCCTGCGTTACCTGATGTACAAAACCGACCAGGTTCGTGAATCCCTCGGTCATTCCAACTTTCGCGTCATTGTTGGTCAGTAAGTTCGATTATGAGAACTTTCTAAGGGGCTTGCATGTTTGATTATCGCGTTTCCAAACATCCACACTTTGACGAAGCCTGCCGGGCTTTCGCGCTGCGTCACAACATGGCGAAGCTGGCAGAACGCGCAGGAATAAATGTCCAGACGCTGCGCAATAAGCTGAACCCGGAGCAACCGCATCAACTTACACCGCCGGAGATCTGGCTGCTGACTGATATCACAGAAGACTCAACGTTGGTTGACGGTTTTCTGGCTCAAATCCATTGCTTGCCCTGTGTGCCACTGAATGAAGTGGCAAAAGAGAACCTGCCGCATTACGTCATGAGTGCAACTGCGGAGATTGGGCGAGTAGCTGCAGGCGCAGTATCCGGTGATGTGAAAACCAGTGCAGGCCGCCGAGATGTTATCAATAGCATCAACTCTGTCATGCGTTTGATGGCCCTCACTGCAGTTTCATTACATGCACGTTTGCAGGCGAATCCGGCGATGGCAAGCGCAGTAGATACCGTGACGGGCCTCGGCGCTTCCTTCGGTCTGATCTGAGGTGGTTATGCTGACTAAAGAACCATCTTTTGCATCGCTGTTGGTAAAGCAAAGCCCGGCAATGCACTACGGTCACGGCTGGATCATGGGTGAGGATGGCAAGCGCTGGCATCCATGCCGCTCTCAGGATGCGCTGCTGGCTGAACTGTCCACTAAAAAGCAGGGGAAACCATGGCTATTGAAGGCGATGCTGCGACTGTTCCGCTAAGCGCTGGCCTCCGCCTTAATGGGTTAAACCACATCGCGGAATTAAGGGCGAAAGTGTTTGGCTTAAATATTGATTCAGAACTGGAGCGCTTTATTAGCGATATGCGGGACCAACGGGATATTAACCATGAGCAGAATAAACGCGCACTAGCCGCAATATACTTTATGGCAAAGATTCCGGCGGAACGTCATAGCGTCAATGTTAGTGAGCTGACGACTGACGAAAAGCGGGAGCTGATTAAAGCAATGAACCATTTCCGTACAGTGGTGAGTTTATTTCCCAATCGGCTAGCCATGCCGAATTAACCAACAACCGAAATTAAAGGCGTAAACCCGCCGGGCTTCTTATTGCCCAAATTCAGGAGAAGCAACAATGCGTAATATTGAAACTCGTATCACTAAAACAGGGCCAGATGATGCTGGCCTTAACCAGATGCTAACTGATGCACGGATGGAAGAACGCCGGGCACGTGCTGCGGCAATGGCAGCCCGTCTTGATAGCCTCGCTTGCCATATCACGTCACGTCAGCTTAACCACGTTGAAGCGGCGGAACTGCTGCGTATTGCGGCTGAAAACATTCAGAACGAAGCACAGGAGATCCACTGATGGCTGATTCAATGGACCTTGTACAGCAACGCGTTGAAGAAGAGCGCCAGCGCCACATCCACACCGCCCGCAACAGAACGCCGGGCGTTTCTCGTGTTCTCTGCATTGAGTGCGATGCACCGATCCCGCCAGCACGTCGCCGCGCCATTCCGGGGGTGCAGTGCTGTGTCACTTGTCAGGAGATTGCGGAGCTGAAAGGTAAACATTACGTAGGCGGTGCAGTATGAGCACTATCCTGAAATGGGCAGGAAATAAAACCGCTATCATGCCGGAATTGATTAAGCACCTTCCTGCTGGCTCGCGACTGGTTGAACCTTTCGCGGGTTCCTGTGCTGTGATGATGGCGACAGACTATCCTCATTATCTTGTCGCGGATATTAATCCAGACCTGATTAATCTCTATCAGGTGATTAAGAATGATGTTGAATACTTCATCAAAGAGGGCAGATATCTTTTTGAAGTCCGTAATGATCCAGAGGCATATTATAAGACGAGACAGGAGTTTAACTTGCGCCATGGTGGCGCAATTGAACGCGCATTGTATTTCTTATATTTAAATCGCCATGGTTATCGCGGACTGTGTCGCTATAACTTGGACGGTTATTTTAATGTTCCTTACGGTAATTATAAAAAGCCGTACTTCCCTGAAAACGAAATACGCGCATTTGCAGAAAAAGCAAAACGCGCAACGTTTATCTGCGCTAGCTATGACGAGACACTGGCACTGCTGCAAACGGGTGATGTTGTCTATTGCGATCCACCATATGACGGCACGTTTAACGGATATCACACAGCTGGTTTTACAGAAGATGATCAGTACCATCTGGCGTCTATTCTTGAACGCCGGTCATCAGAAGGTCATCCGGTTATCGCGTCCAACAGCGATACGTCTCTGACCCGTTCGCTTTATCGTGATTTTACTCGCCATCGTATAACCGCTAAGCGCAGCATGGGGGTGGCTGCCGGTGATAGTAAAACTGCAGTAGAAATCATCGCCACAAAATCAGCATGCTGGTTTGGTGTTGATTTGGCGTCTGGTCCTGATATCTCGGTGGAAGCTGAGGTGCGGGCGTGGCAGTGAGTAAATTCACATTACATCATGCACAAACCACCGGCGGCTCGAATGAGGCCGCCGTGGCCTTTCCATGGAATGCCCCAAAAAAAGCGGTTAACCCGTATCTGGATCCGGCGGAAGTAGCGCCGGAGTCTGCGCTTTCAAACCTCATCACTCTATACGCTGCAGATAACGAGCAGGAACATCTGCACCGTGAGGAGCTGAGTGATAAGGTTTGGGAACGTTATTTTTTCAATGAATCCCGCGATCCTGTCCTGCGTGAAATGGAGAAGGATCGGCTGATTAGCCATGCCAAAATGGCCCGCGAACAGCAGCGTGTTAATCCCGATTTGGTGATTATTGCCGATGTAAGCGCCATGCCTGCCCATATCAGCAAGCCTCTGCTGGAGCGGATTAAATACTTCCATAGCCTGGGCAGGGCTAAAGCTTATTCCCGCTATCTGCTCGAAACAATCAGACCGTGTCTTGAGCGGCTGGAGCGCGTGCGTGACAGCCAGGTGTCTGCGTCTTTCCGGTTCATGGCGAGCCAGGACGGGCTGGAGGGGCTGCTGGTACTGCCTGAAATGAATCAGGATCAGGTCAAGCGTCTTTCCACGCTGGTTGCGGCACATATGAGCATGTGTCTTGATGCGGCCTGCGGTGATCTGTTTGTCAGTGACGATGTTAAACCAGAAGAAATCCGCCAGGCATGGGAAAGGGTTGCTGCAGAAGCCATGCGCCTTGAGGTCATCCCGCCAGCCTTTGAGCAGTTACGCCGCAAAAAGCGCCGCCGTAAGCCGGTGCCTTATGAACTGATCCCACCGTCGCTGGCGCGCATGCTGTGCGCGGACTGGTGGTATCGCAAATTGTGGCAGATGCGCTGTGAGTGGCGGGAGGAGCAGCTGCGTGCCGTCTGCCTGGTCAACAAGAAAGCGTCCCCGTATGTCAGCTATGAAGCCGTGATCCACAAACGCGAGCAGCGCCGCAAATCGCTGGAGTTCTTCCGCTCGCATGAGCTGGTCAACGAAGACGGCGACACGCTGGACATGGAAGACGTGGTGAACGCCAGCAACAGCAACCCGGCACACCGCCGTAATGAAATGATGGCCTGTGTTAAGGGACTGGAGCTGATCGCGGAAATGCGCGGAGACTGCGCGGTGTTTTATACCATCACCTGCCCGTCACGCTTCCACGCAACCCTCAACAACGGCAGACCTAATCCGAAGTGGACCAGTGCCACTGTCCGGCAGAGCAGTGACTACCTGGTTGATACGTTCGCCGCTTTCCGCAAGGCCATGCACAAGGCCGGGTTGCGCTGGTATGGCGTTCGCGTTGCAGAGCCGCACCATGACGGCACCGTGCACTGGCATCTTCTGTGCTTCATGCGCAAAAAAGACCGCCGTTCCATCACCGCACTGCTGCGTAAGTTTGCCATCCGTGAAGACCGCGAGGAGCTGGGCACCAATACCGGGCCGCGCTTCAAGTCCGAGCTAATCAATCCGCGCAAGGGAACGCCGACCAGCTATATCGCCAAATACATCAGTAAGAACATCGACGGGCGTGGGCTGGCTAAAGAAATCAGCAAAGAAACCGGCAGATCACTGCGTGACAGCGCCGAGCATGTCAGCGCCTGGGCGTCACTGCACCGTGTTCAGCAATTTCGTTTCTTTGGTATTCCTGGGCGTCAGGCATACCGCGAGCTGCGCTTGCTGGCAGGTCAGGCGGCGAGAGTACAGGGCGAACGCAAAGCGGGTGCGCCGGTACTGGATAATCTACGTCTGGATGCGGTACTGGCGGCGGCTGATGCGGGCTGCTTTGCCACCTACATTATGAAGCAGGGCGGTGTACTGGTTCCCCGCAAACATCACCTTGTCCGCACGGCTTATGAGCTTAACGACGAACCGAGCGCCTACGGCGATCACGGTATCCGTATCTATGGCATCTGGTCCCCGATTGTAGAGGGCAAGATTTGCACGCACGCGATGAAGTGGAAAAAGGTTCGTAAGGCCGTTGACGTTCAGGAGGCGGCAGCCGACCAGGGCGCTTGCGCCCCTTGGACTCGTGGCAATAACTGTCCCCCTGTTGAAAATCTGAACAAATCAGGGGGGGATTTACCCGATATTAAAATCATGGATGAGAAGGAATTGCATGATTACCTCCACAGCATGAGCCAGAAGGAACGGCGTGAGCTTACCGCCAGGTTGAGACTGGTAAAACCGAAGCGGAAAAAAACATATAAACAGAGCATTTCGGAGCGGCAGCGTCTGCAGCTTGAGGCAGAACTGAGTTCCAGAGGGTTCGATGGCAGCGAGGCACAGGTTGACCTGCTTCTGCGCGGCGGCAGCATTCCGTCAGGTGCCGGGCTGCGTATTTTTTACCGTAACCAACGGCTGCAGGAAGATGACAAATGGCGTCAATGGTACTGACCGCAAGGCTTTAACAATTTATGCTCTTAACGACCTGCGTCAGAGTGTTCTCATTGACGGATAAAAAATATTTTACATTTGAATATCAGGAGTATACTGTATATATAAACAGTGGATATAAGTACAGTTATTGTGTATCCGTGGTCGTGATAGGAGGGAAGATGCAGGACTATCTTTTGGAGTCGCTGAAGCTCCAGCGTATTGATTTTTTTATTAAGCTTGTAGCGGCTAGTGAGTGCAGTGACGAAGAAAAGCGGCTGGCTATCCAGTGGGTTTCTGAGTTGACTGATGAGCTGATGGCAAAGATTCGGGCTCATGAATACGGCCGCTCCATGGATCTTCCCGGTTAGTAGCAAGAACGTTGCTGGCGTGAGAACTTGATTCTGACGTCAGCAAGGTTGAACAACGAGTATAGCGAGGCGTTAGCCATCAGTAGATAAAGAAAGTAGCCACTAGATCATCTATCTAGGGTCAAGTTTTTAAACGGTTTATAAGTAGCAGGGGATGCATTTTTTCTTTAGCCAGCATTAGAATAGGTTAAATGCTATCTGAAACGAGATAATCTATGTCTGGCCCATTCAAGTTCGATTTTTTTACAAAGAATTCTATACCAGATTGGCCTTGTCCCGCTTGTGCTCGGGCTACCCTAGAACTCATACCTGAAAGTTTCAATGCACGAAGAACCGCTAGAGCCATCAATGAACATGCCAAAAGAGAAGATTTTGGTCCGGATGACGATGAAATGGTTTTCAGCTGTCAGTTGAGATGTAATCAAAAAAATTGTCTCCAGCCGGTAGCTGTATCCGGTGATGGATATTATGAACAAGACTGGAGCCAAACGACAAGTTCGTACGATCTAATATATGAACCCGTTTATCGCCCACGTTATTTTTACCCGCCACTAAATCTTTTTACCCGCTGCGAAGCATACCCGGAGCAGATCAACATCCAGTTGCGAGAGCTTTCCGCCCAATTACCTGGACATCCTCAAGCAGCCATCAATGCTCTTCGTACTACCCTGGAAATAGTTCTTGATAGCTTTAAAATCCCACGTACTGCAAATGGTCGCTACCTGTCCTTAGATCGCAGGATTTCGTGCATACCTGAGCCTTTTAAATATGTTGAGGCTGGATTTAGGGCGATGAAGTGGCTGGGTAACACGGGGAGTCATAATTTGCGACCTGTATCATCAGAAGATATTGAGGGGGCTTGTATTATGCTGGATGATTTCCTATTGCGCATCTATCGTCCACAGATTGACCATAGTGTGACTATAGCGAGATTAATTAAGAACCATGATCCTAGTGAAAGGGATAAGACCTGAATGTAGTGAGGATACTTGCAATGCATGTCTATGCTGCATGAGAACGCATGATCGTTTGAGGATCGCTTTCGCTAAGTCCCGCCAGGAATGGTGGGCTTTTGCTTATGTCATGCAGGCGCATGAAAACCACTACACAAAGCGGGCAGGCGTGGCGGGGATACGAGCGCGCGCAACGGGGTAAAGCGGTCAATATTGGGTATTGCTTCAAGGAATGTTCAGGGCATAGCTTTGCTCTACTAATTCCTAAGTTGTATGATGATTAAAAATAATCAAAAAGGCTCGGCGTATGGGATTAGGATTAAAAGACGCTATTGTGCATACGGCTGCGTTTCACGAAAAAGAAACAAATAAATTACTTTTGCCGAAAAACCACTGGCATCCAGGTTTTATTACGGTCTTAGCTGCTTATGTGAACCACCATCGGATCACAGAAGAAAACTGCCCTTTATCAAGCCCCGACTACATGAGAGCTATTAATCTGCAGGGGGCTTTATGGGGAGAAGACCAATACCAGCAAGAGCGTGTTAATGTTGGTAGAAACTATAGTTTAGTTACAGCATTAACAAATGTTGAAGCCGTTGATGTGGCGACTAGCAGCATTAATAGTTGCGTTAGACAGCTAACTTTTCCGGATCGAGATCCACGTGACTATCCGAAGGGGCTAACTGACCTTACTCATGTAATAGGGGAGCTTCATGATAACGTTTGGTCACATGGGAAATCGACAGGCTTCTCCTTTGCACAACGTTCAGCTGTGCCTTACACTCAAAGAAAAGAACATTATTTAGAGTTTTCTTTGGCTGACTGTGGGTTAGGTTTCCTGAGAGAGTTACGACGTGCTCATATACCCAATATTGAAACACATCAGAACGCGATTGCTTGGTGCATTCAGGAAGGTCATTCTTCAAAACATGCCGATCTGCAAGACCCTTGGGCGCAACAAATCCCCCAAGATTTCATTGGAGGAAGCATGTTTGGCAGTGGAGTGGCTGTAAAAGAAAAAGAGAATAATCATCAAGGGCTTGGTTTGTATCACTTGATGAAATTGGTTAAAACTTATAACGGGGAATTGCAACTGGCTACAGGAAATGTATGCTTAGAGGCAGTTGGTGGTGAAGTCAGCTACACTGAGCTACGTAAGGAGTGGCCGGGTGTTGCAATTTCGTGCCGTTTTAAGATACATGAACTGGCAGTTGAAAAAGATAACGAAGAAAATGACCCTCAGCTTATGGAAATCATGCGGGCGTTAGGAGGAGAGTAATGAATAAAATCGCATACAAGTTGCCCGAGGGTGACCTGGCTTCGCGCAATCAGGCTATCCCCCAACGGCACAAGATTGAAGTTTTGATTAACGAGGGGAACTCTGTCGATTTGGATCTGAGCGGCGTTTATTCGATTTCTGAATCTTACTCGGATGAAATCTTTGGTGTGCTAGTTGTGAAGTTCGGCGTAACTAAGGTTTTGAGTCAGGTTAGGGTTCGAAACGCATCCCCTTCGATTTTAAAGAGTATCGCAAAGGTTATTCAACGTCGTAGCAACGAAGTGGCATCAAAGAAGGTGCATTCTGTTGGATTTGATGGCGTATATGCTGCTTGTTGATACGAAATCAGTATGGAAAAGGCGCTCATTAGGAGCGCCTTTTTTGTTTACTCATAAATTTCTAATATGTAAGGGGCGAAACGGATCACTTCTTGGCCCAGCCAGCCATTAAGCTCCTGCAGACGCTTCTGCAGCGGCATCAGCTCGTTGCGGACAAAAACGCGGCTGGCCTTCTCCACATCACCAAAGCCGCCGGTATTGTTGGGAATGATGCCCATCATTTGCGGCGGTACGCGGTGCGCGGCCATCATGTCATCGCGGCTCACGTTCTTGATATTCAGAAACTCATCCTTTGCCGCCACCTCTGACAGTGGGATGATCTGAATGCCATCCTTTTTGCCGTTGGGTGAGTACATAAACAGGTTGCGGAAGTTACCCGGACCTTTGGCACTTTTCATGGCCTGGCGGATGTTGTTCACGTCCTCCTGGTTCTGTGCGGCATCGGTCATATACATGATGAAGCCCGCATGGCTGCCGTTGATGTAATACTTACGGCGGAACAGGGTGGCGGACTCATTCAGCAGGGTGGAAGGGATTGCTGACAGGTATTCCGGCAGACCGTAAATCTCCTGGTTCAAGTCCGGCTCCATCAGGTGGAAGATGCTACCTTTAGTAAACTCATACGGCTGCGTGGTCATGCCGTATTGCACAAACCAGTAGGTATCCAGATCTACACCACGGCGGGTGTATTTCGCCAGCGACGGTTCCAGCGACAGAATGCCGCCGAGCCGATTGGTGCGTTTCTCAAGATAGGCGTTACCAAACACCAGATAATCCTGCACGAACCGGCTGAACGCCTGCTGGCTGAGCAGCGGGTGGGGGATAAACGTGCTGGTCAGAATGTTGCGTTTTACCGCAATGGGTGAGCTGTGATGCACGGCCGCGCGATAGGTGCGCGCCAGCCCGTCAAAACTCACCGGAGGTTCATACCATCTGTCCATCTGTACGCATTCCACATAGTCCAGCAGCTCGCGACGGTCCAGTACTGGGATCGGATCGCCAAAGCTGAACGCTTCGGCGTGAGTTGTATTCTTCTGCTGTTCGGCCTCCTGCACTGGCGCGGTGCTGGTCAGGGCGTCGTATTCACTCATCAAAAAATCTCCACAATATTGCTGGTATTGGCGGATTCACCCTGCAGCGGTTCGTTAAACAGTGCGTGCATCGTTGCCCAGGCCAAATCTGCGTGGCTGGCTTCTTCGCTGCGGCTCGCTTCGTAGGTAGGGCGGTTGCCGCTGGCGGTAGTGGCACGGCGGATAGCCATAAAGGACTGCGCAATGTCGGTGTGCCCGGCATCAAACTCCAGACGACGGTGGCTGATAATGTCGTACGCCTTGAGCACCAGGGCGTTTTTGACGTTAGGGTTGTAGACAAACTCCCGCACGGCAGGAAAGAACACTTTGACGTTCTCATAAACGCCGTGGCCCACACCTGTCGAGTCGATGCCGATATAGGTCACGTTGTACTGCTGCGTCAGTTTTTTGATGGCGTCCGCCTGGGCGCGGAAGTCCATCCCGCGCCACTGATGACGCTCAAGAATGCGGAACTTGCCGCCAGGCACCGTGGGTGGAGCCATTACCACGCAGCCCGCGCTGTCACCGTTCTGTGTACCTTTTGCCGGGTCATAGCCGATCCACACTTCGCGCCAGCCAAACGGGCGCAGCGCCAGCGCCTGAAAATCGGTCCAGACTTCCCAGCTATCCACCATGCACGCCTGCAGCTCGCTGAGCGGGAATACTGACGCCAGATCGTCAATAAATTCGCACATCAGAAGGTTCTGGTATTCGTCCGGGCTGTACTCCATGCGCAGCTGGTCGAGGTCGAACAGGTTACAGCCGCCGCGCACCGCATCTTCCACGGTGACGATCTGGCGGTACTGTCCGTCAGGGCAGAGCAGGCCGCGCGCAAGGTTGCTGTGGGTCAGGTCAATATCCACCTTGTCCGCTTTGGCGCGGCCCCGGTTAAACAGCGCACCGGACCAGAACGGATACGCACTGTGGGTCAGGCTGGACGGCGTGGAAAAGTAGGTTTGTCGCCATTTCTTGTGAATGGCCATCCCGGAGGCAACCTTGCGCAGCTCCTGGAATTTCGGTATCCAGAAATATTCATCCAGGTACAGGTTGCCGTGGTAGCTCTGCGCCGTACGGGCGTTGGTGCCGAGGAAGTACAATGCAGCGCCATTGGGTAGCACCATGGGATCGCCTTTCAGCTCCACCTCAACTTCTTTGGCAAAGTCGATGATGTACTGCTTAAACACGTGCGCCTGTGCCTTACTGGCAGAAAGGAAAATCTGGTTGCGTCCGGTCAGCAGGGCGTCAATCAATGCTTCACGGGCAAAATAAAACGTGGCGCCAATCTGGCGCGACTTGAGCAGATTACGGATGCGGTTTGTTTTTCCTGCTTCAAACCAGTGACGCTGATAGTCGAACATAGAGGCGTGGAAGACTTCTTCCAGCTTTTCGATCTGTTCGTCGGTGAAAACGTTCTTTTCCGGCTGTCTGCGTGGGCCTTTGTTTCGGTTGGCTACTTTCGGGTTTAAATCAGCTTCGTTCCCGCCATCGTTAAATTTTCCGATCCGGGCATGGCGCTCTGACTGGCGCGCCAGCAGGTCAATTTCCTTGAAGTCTTTCCCTTCTTTCTGCTCCTTCATGATGAGCTGGCAGTAACGTGCGGCGGTGGTGAGCTGCATTTGATCCAGCGGCCCATAGTCGCCCCACTTGTCGCGTTTTTTCCAGCTGTGAACGGTTGCAACTTTTTCGCCCAGCATTTCAGCAATGCGGGCTACGCGGTATCCCTGAAAGTACAGCAGCATGGCCTGCCGACGGGGATCGAGGTCTGCGGGGGTCAGTGTCGTGTTCATGGCCCAAACATACGGCCTTGTATGGCGGCTTTCCCCGGCTGCGTTTTGTGTGGTTTACCGTACAAATACAGCGCGTTGTCTCACTCCCCCCATCACCGCAAACATAAGGCTCCAGTAAGTTATTTCTAACGGAGCATGGCTCATGACAGTGAAAGCAAAGCGTTTCCGTATCGGGGTGGAAGGTGCCACCACTGACGGGCGCGAGATCCAGCGTGAATGGCTGGTACAGATGGCTGCCAGCTACAACCCGACGGTCTATACCGCGCTGATTAACCTTGAGCACATCAAGTCTTATCTGCCGGAGAGCACGTTTAACCGCTATGGCAGGGTGACGGGGCTGGTTGCAGAAGAAATCCAGGACGGCCCGCTGGCGGGCAAGATGGCACTTTATGCCGATATCGAACCCACTGACGCCCTGGTGGAACTGGTGAAAAAAGGCCAGAAGCTTTTCACCTCCATGGAGGTCAGCACGAAGTTTGCCGACACCGGCAAAGCCTACCTTGTGGGGCTGGGTGCGACAGACGATCCTGCGAGCCTTGGCACCGAAATGCTGGCTTTCAGCGCCAGCGCCGCACATAACCCGCTGGCAAACCGTAAGCAGAACCCTGAAAACCTGTTTTCGGAAGCGGTTGAAACGCTGATCGAACTTGAAGAAGCCCAGGACGAAAAGCCGTCCCTCTTTGCCCGCGTCACCGCGCTGTTCACCAAAAAAGAGCAGACCGACGATGCGCGTTTCTCAGACGTGCATAAAGCCGTGGAACTTGTCGCCACCGAGCAGCAGAACCTGAGCGAGCGCACTGATAAATCCCTGGCTGAAAACGGTGAACGCCTTTCCGCGCTGGAGTCCTCCCTGCAGGAACAGCAGGCCGCCTTTGCCGAGTTACAGCAGCAGCTGAGCCGTGAAGACAGCCGCAAGGATTACCGCCAGCGCGCGCCGGGCGGTGACGCACCGGCAGGCACCCTGACCAATTGCTGATGGAGCATAAAACCCGATGAAAAAGAAAACCCGCTTTGCCTTTAACGCTTACCTGCAGCAACTGGCGCGCCTGAACGGTGTGGAGGTTGAAGAACTGTCCAGCAAGTTTACCGTGGAGCCGTCCGTGCAGCAGACGCTGGAAGACCAGATCCAGCAGTCCGCCGCTTTCCTGACGCTGATTAACATCACGCCGGTCACTGAGCAGTCCGGTCAGTTGCTGGGGCTGGGCGTTGGCAGCACCATTGCCGGAACCACCGATACCACCACCAAAGAGCGCGAGCCTACCGATCCGACGCTGATGGAAGACGTGGAATACAAATGCGAGCAGACCAACTTTGATACGGTGCTGACCTACGCAAAACTGGACCTGTGGGCGAAATTCCAGGACTTCCAGGTGCGTATTCGCAACGCCATCGTCAAGCGTCAGGCGCTGGACCGCATCATGATCGGCTTTAACGGCGTGAAGCGCGCCAAAACCTCCAACCGTGCTGAAAACCCGCTGCTGCAGGACGTCAATAAAGGCTGGCTGCAGAAAATCCGCGAAGATGCGCCGGATCACGTCATGGGCAGCAAAACCGCAGAAGACGGCACCACTACTGCAGAACCGGTAAAAGTCGGTCCGGGTGGTAAGTATGTAAATCTTGACGCGGTGGTGATGGATACCGTCAACGAGCTGATCGATGTGGAGTATCAGGATGATGACGAGCTGGTTGTTGTCTGCGGACGTGAACTGCTGTCTGACAAGTATTTCCCGCTGGTCAACAAAGAGCAGGACAACAGCGAGAAAATCGCCGCCGATCTGATCATCAGCCAGAAACGCATGGGCGGCCTGCAGGCTGTGCGCGCGCCTTTCTTCCCGGCAAATGCCCTGCTGATCACCCGTCTGGATAACCTGTCCATCTACTGGCAGGAAGACACCCGCCGCCGTTCAGTTATCGACAACCCGAAACGCGACCGGATTGAAAACTTTGAATCCGTCAACGAGGCGTATGTGGTCGAGGACTACCGCTGCGCGGCACTGGTGGAAAACATCGAAATCGGTGATTTCACCCCGCCTGCAGCAGAAACAGGAAACGGAGAGTAACGCATGAGCCTGAGTCCCGCACGGCAGCACCGCCTGCGCATTCAGGCCGAACAGGCCGCCCGTGAGGGCGGCAGTGTTCGCCATGCGTCGGGTTATGACCTGATGCTGCTGCAACTGGCAGAAGATCGCCGCAGGCTTAAAGGCATCCAGTCCACGGTGAAAAAGGCGGAAATCAAGGTGGAGCTGCTGCCGAAATATTCTGCCTGGGCAGAGGGCGTGCTGGCTGCCGGAGGCGCGCAGCAGGATGACGTGCTGATGTACGTGATGTTGTGGCGTATCGACGCCGGTGATTATGCCGGTGCGCTGGAAATCGGGCGTCATGCGCTGCGCCATGGCTGGGTGATGCCGCTGGGCAACCGTAACGTGCAGACCGTGCTGGCAGAAGAAATGGCAGACGCGGCGCAAAGCGCTCTGCTTGCTGCTGTCGGTTTTGATGCCGATCTGCTTCTGCAGACGCTGGACCTGACAACCGATCTGGATATGCCGGACCAGTCGCGGGCGCGCCTGCATAAAGCCATCGGCGCTGTACTGAGCGAAAGCAACCCGGCGTCTGCCCTGAATCACCTTACCCATGCGCTGCAGCTTGATCCCCGCTGCGGTGTGAAAAAAGAAAAGCAGCAGCTGGAGCGCAGACTGCGCAATGACAGCCGCTAAAGAACGTGCCCCGCGCACGGGCGGCACGGGATGGCGAAAGGCACTGCCACATCAAAATTCCGTCCACCGCCCACTTATTCAGGAGAAAGCCGCATGAAGTTTGTTGCGCCCGAACAGGCACCGGAACAGGCGGAGGTCATCAAAAATACGCCGTTCTGGCCTGATGTGGACCTGTCGGAATTTCGCAGTGTGATGCGAACTGACGGCACGGTGACGCAGCCGCGTTTAAAGCAGGTTGTGCTGACGGCTATTTCTGAGGTTAACGCTGAGCTGTACGACTTCCGCAACCGCCAGCAGTTGCTGGGCTACCGGGCACTGGCTGAGGTTCCGGCGGACATACTGGACGGCAAAAGCGAGCGTATCCAGCACTACCACAACGCCGTTTTTTGCTGGGCGCGTGCTGTGCTCAATGAGCGTTATCAGGACTATGACGCCACGGCGTCAGGCGTGAAGCGAGGGGAGGAGCTGGCGGAGGCCAGCGGCGATCTGTGGCGTGATGCCCGCTGGGCTATCAGCCGGGTGCAGGATGCGCCGCACTGTACGGTGGAGCTTATCTGATGAAAGTGCGTGCGCATCAGTATGACACGGTGGACGCGCTTTGCTGGCGTCATTACGGGCGCACGCAGGGGGTCACTGAGCAGGTTCTGCAGGCAAATCCGGGGCTGGCTGAGTACGGCCCATTTTTACCGCACGGGCTGCAGGTGGAGCTGCCGGACATTACGGCGTCAACCACGGCGCAGACCGTCCAGCTATGGGACTGAATTATGACGCTTGAACGAATCAGCGCCTTTATCACTTACTGCATCGCCGTGCTGCTGGCATGGCTGGGCGATCTGTCGCTCAAGGATGCGTCAACGGTTGGCGGCGTACTGATTGGTGTGCTGATGCTGGCTATCAACTGGTACTACAAACACCAGTCTTTCAAATTGTTACGTGGCGGCAAAATTTCGCGGGGGGAATATGAATCCTTCAATCGTTAAGCGCTGCCTTGTCGGGGCGGTGCTGGCTATCGCCGCCACGCTGCCCGGTTTCCAGTCGCTTCATACCTCCGTCGAGGGGCTGAAACTGATTGCCGATTACGAGGGATGCCGCCTGCAGCCTTATCAGTGCAGTGCGGGCGTGTGGACTGACGGGATCGGCAATACTTCCGGTGTGGTGCCGGGGAAAACCATCACGGAGCGGCAGGCGGCGCAGGGACTTATCACCAACGTGCTGCGCGTGGAGCGGGCGCTGGAAAAATGTGTGGTGCAGCCGGTGCCGCAAAAGGTCTATGACGCGGTGGTGTCGTTTGCTTTCAACGTGGGCACCGGCAACGCCTGCAGCTCCACGCTGGTTAAGTTGCTGAACCAGCGGCGCTGGGCGGATGCCTGCCATCAACTGCCGCGCTGGGTATATGTCAAAGGTGTGTTTAATCAGGGGCTGGACAACCGCCGCGCGCGGGAAATGGCCTGGTGCTTAAAAGGAGCATAACGGAATGAAAAAGAAAGTCATGAGCGTTTTTTTCCAGCTGGCATGGGCTGCGCTGTTGGTTATCAGCCTGCTGTATCCGCGCAGCGGTGCGCCGGTTCTGGTTGGTGCGTCTGTCTGGGTGTCATGCTTCCTCGCCTGGCTGCTTGCTGCGCTGTGCGCTGTCGGGTGGTTCGCCGGAGATCGGGTGCGCGATGAGGTCAGGGCGGCATTGCTGAAATTCAGGGCGCACCCCGTAAAACCCGTGCGTACATGGGTAATCAGGCTGCTTATTGTTCTGTGCCTGGCGTTTTCTGGATGGGTGATCACCCTAGTGTTTTACCTGCTGACGTTGGTTTTGTATCAGATTGCCCGCGCGCAGCTTCATGAGCCGATGGCGGCCTGATGCGTGCACTGGCGGTAGTGCTGGCGCTGGTACTTGCGGCGCTGGGCTGGCAGTCATGGCGGCTTAACAATGCCAGCCACACCATCGAAACGCTGGGCGCGGCGCTGAAAAGCAAAACGCAGGAGCTGACGAAGAAAAACAGCCAGCTGATCGGCCTGTCCATTCTGACCGAAACCAACAGCCGGGAGCAGGCGCGGCTTTATGCGGCAGCGGAACAGACCACCGCACTTCTGCGCAGCCGCCAGCACCGGATCGAGGAACTGAAACGTGAAAATGAGGATTTGCGCCGCTGGGCTGATACTCCTTTGCCTGCTGACATTATCCGGCTGCGGGAGCGTCCGGCCCTCGCCGGAGGTGCAGCTTACCGTGAGTGGCTGTCCCAGAGTGACGCAGTGCCGTCTGGAAAGGTCAGCGCCGCGCAGTAACGGCGATCTGAACGCGGTGCTGGATGAAACCGAGGCCGCCTGGGCGGTCTGTGCTGACAAAGTGGACACGATTATTGCGTGTCAGGAGCGAGACAGTGAACAAACCGCAGTCCTTACGCAGCGCCCTGAATAAAGCGGTTGCTTATGTCCGCGACAACCCGGACAAGCTGCACCTTTTCGTTGATAACGGCTCACTGGTGGCAACCGGTGCCAGTTCCATGTCATGGGAATACCGCTACACCCTGAACGTGGTGATCGAGGATTTCAGCGGCGACCAGAATCTGCTGATGGCTCCTGTGCTGCTGTGGCTAAGTGACAACCAGCCGGATGCTATCAATAACCCGGAGCTGCGCGAAAAACTGTTCACCTTTGAAGTGGATATTCTGCGCAACGATGTGTGCGATATCAGCCTGAACCTGCAACTGACGGAGCGCGTGCTGGTCAGCACTAACGGCAGCGTGTCAAGCGTTGAAGCGGTGCCGGAGCCGGACGAACCCGAAGAAATGTGGACGGTGAAACGTGGATGAACTGCAGAGGGTGGATGACTGGCTGACGGCGCTACTGGCGAATCTGGAGCCTGCCGCGCGCAGCCGTATGATGCGGCAACTGGCGCAACAGCTGCGCCGGACGCAGCAGCAGAACATCAGGCTGCAGCGTAATCCTGACGGCAGCGGCTATGAGCCGCGCCGGGTGACTGCCCGCAGCAAGAAGGGACGCATCAAACGCCAGATGTTTGCAAAGCTTCGCACCACAAAATACCTGAAAACCACCACCAGAGCGGACTCCGCCAGCGTGCAGTTTGATGGCAAGGTGCAGCGCATTGCCCGTGTTCACCATTACGGCCTGCGGGATCGCGTCAGCCGAAAAGGCCCGGAGGTCCGCTACGCAGAGCGCCGCCTGCTGGGCGTGAATGAAGAAGTGGAAACCGTCACCCGTGACACCCTGCTGCGCTGGCTGGCGGGGTGATCTTTGTGCCACCGCTGGTACAAGCGCCCGCGCTGCCTCCCTTTTCCCTCTGATGGCAACCTTTCGTTATGAATACACAACTGACCGAAATTATGCGCCTTATCACCAATCTGATCCGCACCGGCACCGTGACCGAAGTGGACCGGAAAAACTGGCTGTGCCGGGTAAAGGTGGGCGAGCTTGAAACCAACTGGATTAACTGGCTGACGCTGCGCGCCGGTGGTGCCCGTACATGGTGGTGTCCGTCGCCGGATGAGCAGGTGGTGGTGCTGAGCATGGGCGGCAATCTGGAAACCGCTTTTGTGCTGCCCGCTATCTACTCCAATCAGTTTCCGCCACCGTCGGATTCCGTGGACGGCTGCGTGACGGAGTACCCGGACGGGGGATGGTTTGAGTATGAACCCGCCACCGGACGGTGGCATGTCAGGGGCATCAAATCCATGGTGATCGAGGCATCAGACAGTGTCACCTACAAAACCGGTGAGTTTGTGGTGGAGGCTGACACCACGCGCATTAACAGCGAGGTGGTGATCAATGGCGGCGTCACCCAGGGCGGCGGCGCAATGAGTTCTAACGGGATCGTAGTTGATGACCATGAGCATACTGGCGTTCTGAAAGGCGGCGACAACACAGGGGGACCGGTATGACGTTGTATATCGGTATGAGCAGGAATGACGGGCAGGCCATTGCAGATACAGACCATCTGCGCCAGTCGGTGCGGGATATTCTGCTGACTCCGCAGGGCAGCCGTCTTGCCCGTCGGGAATATGGCTCCCTGCTGTCTGCCCTGATTGACCAGCCGCAGAACCCGGCGCTGCGCCTGCAGATTATGTCTGCGGTCTATGTGGCGCTGAACCGCTGGGAACCGCGCCTTACGCTGGATTCCATCACTATCAACGGTAATTTTGACGGCTCTATGGTGGTTGAACTTACCGGACACGGCAATAACGGCGCGCCAGTTTCCCTTTCCGTATCAACAGGAGCAGACAATGGCAGTCATTGATCTTTCCCAACTACCGCCGCCGCAGATTGTGGATGTGCCGGACTTTGAGGCATTGCTGGCAGAACGCAAGGCCGCCTTTGTGGCCCTTCATCCGGCTGATGAACAGGAGGCCGTTATGCGCACGTTAGCGCTGGAGTCAGAACCTGTCACCAAACTGCTGCAGGAAAATACTTACCGCGAAATCCTGCTGCGCCAGCGTATTAATGAGGCTGCGCAGGCGGTCATGGTGGCCTATTCCATGGGAAATGACCTTGAGCAACTGGCAGGTAACTGCAACGTTAAGCGCCTGACAGTAGTCCCTGCCGATAATGACGCGGTGCCGCCGGTCGCCGCGGTGATGGAAAGTGATGAAGCATTACGCCAGCGTATTCCTGCAGCATTTGAGGGGCTGTCCGTTGCAGGGCCGACGGGAGCCTATGAGTTCCACGCCAGAAGCGCCGACGGGCGCGTGGCTGATGCCAGCGCAACCAGTCCTGCACCGGCAGAGGTGGTGCTTACCGTACTGAGTCGCGAGGGTGACGGTACAGCAGGGGCTGACCTGCTGGCAGTGGTTGAGCAGGCGCTTAACAGTGAAAAGGTTCGCCCGGTGGCAGACCGCCTGACGGTGCGCAGCGCAGAAATTATTCCGTACAGCGTGGACGCAACGATCTTCCTGTATCCGGGGCCGGAGGCTGAGCCGGTGATGGCAGAAGCAAAAGCCAGTCTGCAGAAATACATCGCCAGTCAGACGCGACTGGGACGTGATATCCGCCGCAGTGCCATTTATGCCGCGTTGCACGTGGAGGGCGTCCAGCGTGTGGAGCTGGCGTCCCCGCTGGATGATGTGGTGCTGGATAAGACGCAGGCAGCATCCTGTACCGAATGGAGCGTTACCAACGGGGGCACGGATGAATAGTCTGCTGCCGCCGGGTTCGTCGCCGCTTGAGCGTCGACTGGCGCAGACCTGCAGTGGGATTTCCGATCTGCAGGTATCGCTGCGTGATTTGTGGAACCCGGCAACCTGCCCGATCAGATTCCTGCCTTATCTGGCCTGGGCGTTTTCTGTTGACCGCTGGGATGAGGGCTGGACAGAAAGCGTCAAGCGCCGCGTTGTGCAGGACGCGTTTTATATCCATCAGCACAAGGGGACAACCAGCGCCGTGCGGCGCGTGGTGGAGCCGTTCGGCTTCCTGATCCGCATCATTGAGTGGTGGCAGACCGGTGAAACGCCGGGGACGTTCCGTCTGGATATTGGCGTGCAGGACCAGGGGATAACAGAAGAAACCTATCTGGAGCTGGAGCGCCTGATCGGTGACGCCAAACCATGCAGCCGTCATCTGGTTGGCATGTCCATCAACCTGCAGACAGGCGGTCCGTATTTTGTGGGTGCAGCCACCTACACCGGCGAAGAAATCACGATCTACCCGTACATCAACGAAACCATTATTTCCGGCGGTACCGCCTATGAGGGCGGAGCGGTCCATGTTATTGACACGATGAGAGTGAACCCATGAGCGCAAAATTTTACACCCTGCTGACGGATATCGGCGCGGCGAAACTGGCTAGCGCCGCCGCGCTCGGTATCCCGCTTAAAATTACCCATATGGCGGTGGGTGACGGTGGTGGAGCACTGCCCACTCCCAGCGCACAACAGACCGCGTTAGTGGCTGAAAAGCGCCGCGCAGCACTGAATATGCTGTATATCGATCCGCAGAACAGCAGCCAGATTATTGCTGAGCAGGTGATCCCTGAAACTGAGGGCGGGTGGTGGATTCGTGAGGTTGGATTGTTCGATGAAACCGGCGCGCTGATTGCTGTGGGAAATTGCCCTGAAAGCTATAAGCCGCAGCTTGTTGAGGGCAGCGGACGCACACAGACCGTGCGCATGGTGCTGATTACCAGTAGCACCGATAACATCACGCTGAAAATCGATCCATCTGTCGTGCTGGCAACGCGTGGCTATGTCGATAACCTCATTGAAACCCGGCAGCAGAAAAGCGATACCCTGACCGCGCTGGCGGAGCTGAAACCGGCTAAAGGAAAGTTTCCATATTTCACTGCTGAAAAAACAGCAGCTTTGGCAGACCTGAGTGATTTTGTTCGCCCTATGTTGAGTAAAGTAGATGTAGTCGGCGTTCTTCAATATCTTGGTTTGAGAAATGCAATCAATGGTACGAGTAAACTGATCCGTATTCCTGGATTTATTGATGGTGTTGCTGGGGAATATGTTATTCAAATGCAACAGATACAAAGTAACTCGTCCAGTGGTGTGATAGTTTTTCCAGAGGCGTTTAATCACGAGTGCCTCATTGTCTTAGCTATAGATTATGCCTCGTCAGTTGCAGATAATTCACGAGTGCGTTTGGGCATTCCAACAAAATTTCAGTGTGAATGGATTGGCCAGACTATGGCAATCAATCCATCACCAGTTTCTCCATCTTCATGGGCTTGGTTAGCAATAGGATATTAAATGAAATATTTCACTGCCGTTCCATTAGGTTTATATAATAGTGAGAGTAATGATGTTCCAGAAAACGCAATTCCTATTGCTGATGAATTATACCAAGAACTAATTGAAGGTCAGGGCAAGGGGCGTTTTATTCAGGCGGATAATAATGGAAAGCCAATTCTTGTTGATGGGGTTTCAGTAACTGATGAACAACAACTTAATCAGATTGCAAATCAGAAGCAATTTCTTCTGAATAAGGCCAATGCGGAGATTGCATGGAGACAAGATGCTTTTGATATGGATATTGCAACGGAGGAAGAAGTTTCAGCATTAAAATTATGGAAAGAATATAGGATTACATTGATGAGGATGGAAATCTCTACCGTTACAGACATCAGTTGGCCAAATCAACCGTAAATAATTGTATGTAATTATCGCACCAGTTTGCATCAACTGGTGCGATGTGGCATGTTTTGCTTAGCTCATAATACTTTATCCAGTATTGGGATTTTCTTTAAAATAAAAGTTACTACAAGGCTGGTAAGAAAAATCAACACTGCAATAAATATGGTGCTAAAGAATGATAAATTCATATCTTGATTTTTAAATGAAAATTTTATAAATGCTTCAAGGATGAATATGTGAATGCAATATATCCCTAATGTATACTTAGGAATAAAAGATATAATTATATTTGAATCTTTAATCGTTTTGGATATGTTCAGTAAAAAAAAGAATAATGAAGCGGATGCAATTATCACCAAGGGTGAAAGGTTGGAGTAAAATAACGCATTTGGTTTTTGATTGTACTCACTCCAGTATGATGTTATCCATGCGGTTATTAAACTAGATGAAATGAATATTAATAGGGAAATAGTTGTGATTAATTTGTTGCCATAAGGAATGGATGCTCGCGCAATTACTTTGCCAAGAAGAAGGTAACCTGTCAGGTTTATGAAGGTCGATAATTGATAGTTATTTATGAATAAATCGACATTTAAATTAAGAACTTTATCTAAAATAGAGAATATTGACAAGAAAAACCATATTGCTATATATGCCAAGGAATATTTTAGATGAGAGTTACAATAAAATGCACTCAGTACCGGGAGTGTTAAGTAGAAACCAATGCAGGCATATAAATACCATAGGTGATATTTTATTGGTGCTTTAGCGATTGTTAGACACCAGTCAATAATATTATTAAATTGTAGGTCGTCTGCGAATGTATAAAAAATAGACCAAAATAATAAACAATATACTATTTTGATAATGCGACGAATAGGTTTAACTGATTTCTGTTGTATAAGAAGGGTACCCGTAATCATTATGAAAAGAGGTACGCATACTCTAGTAAAAGAGTCAATAATATTAGCGGTTTGCCAGTTTTCACCATTTTCGTAAAAACCATAACCGGCAATGTGTAGAATAACAACCAAAATGCAAGCTGTTGAACGAGTAAAATTAATGCCTTTTGACAAGTCTTTTTCTATGCATTCCATCAGATCACCGAGCTTGCTTTATTAAGTTACTTAGGACTCAAATATTGATTTTGCAATATTATCCGAATTTTCTCTAACATTCCATCTTTGAATTTGTTGATGATATATCACAGTTCTATTTTTGTTGGGGGTTTCTTAAGTTGGTTTAAGTCAGATGCTTGAGTAAGCAATAAACTTAAATCAAATCCAGCAAGTTCTTTTTTTTCTCGTTTACATTGTGTCATAACCAGTACAATGCATCGTACGTGCTAAGCATACATCTAAGACTGAACATAAGGCATCCCTGTCAACCGGAGATAATGCCTTATGGCTCAGGATTACCACCACGGGGTGCGCGTTGTTGAAGTCAACGACGGCACCCGCTCCCTCACCACGGTAAGCACTGCTATCGTGGGTATGGTCTGTACCGGCGATGATGCTGATGCGTCCGTGTTCCCTCTCAATAAGCCAGTTCTGCTGACGGATGTGCTGGAGGCCAGCGGTAAAGCAGGCGAGTCCGGCACGCTGGCCCGTTCGCTGGATGCGATTGCCGACCAGTCAAAACCCGTGACGGTTGTTGTGCGTGTGGCGCAGGGCGAAACCGAAGCGGAAACCACCTCCAATATTATCGGTGGTGTCACGTCCGACGGTAAAAAAACGGGTATGAAAGCGCTGCTTTCTGCGCAGTCGCAGCTGAAAGTTAAGCCGCGCATTCTCGGTGTGCCGGGGCATGACACACAGGCGGTAGCCACTGAGATGATGAGTGTGGCGCAGAGTCTGCGCGGTTTTGCTTATCTGTCCGCCTATGGCTGCAAGACGGTGGAAGAAGCCATTGCTTACCGGGACAATTTCAGCCAGCGCGAGGGGATGCTGATCTGGCCTGATTTCATCAACTTTGACACCGTTCTGAAAGCCGATGCAACGGCTTTTGCTACCGCCCGTGCGCTCGGTCTGCGCGCCAAAATAGACGAACAGACCGGATGGCACAAAACCCTGTCCAACGTGGGTGTGAATGGCGTCACCGGTCTTTCCGCTGATGTATTCTGGGATCTGCAGGACCCGGCAACGGACGCGGGGCTGCTGAACCAGAACGACGTCACCACGTTGATCTGCAAAGACGGCTTCCGCTTCTGGGGTTCCCGCTGCCTCAGTGACGATCCCTTGTTTGCGTTTGAGAACTACACCCGCACGGCGCAGGTACTGGCTGACACGATTGCAGAGGGGCATATGTGGGCGGTGGATAAGCCACTGAATCCGTCACTGGCCCGCGACATTATCGAAGGTATCCGCGCCAAATTACGCAGCCTGGTGAATCAGGGATACCTCATCGGGGCGGACTGCTGGCTGGATGAGTCAGTGAACGATAAAGACTCCCTGAAAGACGGGAAACTCACCATCGACTACGACTACACGCCTGTGCCGCCGCTTGAAAATCTGATGCTGCGCCAGCGCATCACCGATCGCTACCTGGTCGATTTTGCCAGCCGTGTCAGTGCATAAGGGGGATACATGGCATTACCACGCAAGTTAAAACACCTGAACCTGTTCAACGACGGGAACAACTGGCAGGGGATCGTTGAGTCCCTGACTCTGCCGAAATTCACCCGCAAGTTTGAGAAGTATCGCGGCGGCGGTATGCCGGGCGCGGTGGATGTGGATATGGGGCTGGATGACGGCGCACTGGACACGGAATTTTCAATCGGCGGCACCGAACTGTTGTTATTCAAGCAGATGGGCAAGGCAACCGTTGACGGCATCCAGCTGCGTTTCACCGGCTCTATTCAGCGTGACGATACCGGCGAAGTGCAGGCCATTGAGCTGGTTGTGCGCGGGCGTCATAAAGAAGTGGATTCCGGCGAGTGGAAAACCGGCGAGAGCAGCACCACCAAAGTCAGCAGCACCAACAGCTACGCGAAGCTGACCATTAACGGCGAAGTGCTCTATGAGGTTGATCTGGTCAACATGATTGAAATCGTTGACGGCGTGGACCTGATGGAAGCACACCGTAACGCCCTTGGCCTCTGATTTAACTTAACGGCGCGGTGATCCGCGGCAGTATCTGATTAACAGGAAACGAACATGAGCGACAAGCTGACTGAAAAAACCGTACAACTGGATACGCCAGTCATGCGCGGTAAAACCCAAATCACCGAAATTGTGCTGCGTAAGCCGCAGTCCGGTGCGCTGCGCGGCACCCGCCTGCAGGCCATTATGGATATGGACGTGGGGGCCATGATGACAGTGATCCCGCGTATTTCCACCCCAACGCTGACCGCACAGGAAATGGCTGAACTGGACCCCGCCGATCTCACCGCGCTGTCGGTCGAGGTGGTGACTTTTTTGTTGAAGAAGTCGGTGCTTGCCGGTTTACCGACAGCCTGACGATTGATGACCTGGTGGCGGATATCGCCACCATCTTTCACTGGTCGCCGTCCATCACTGACGTTATGCCGCTGACTGAGGTGCTGGAGTGGCGGCACAAAGCGATTCAGAGAAGCGGGGCCAGCGATGAGTGACAATAACCTGCGTCTGCAGGTGATTCTGAATGCGGTTGACAAGCTCACCCGCCCATTTCGATCCGCGCAGGCCAGCTCAAAAGAGCTGGCTGCCGCTATTCAGCAAAGCCGCGCCCGGCTGAAAGAGTTAGATTCTCAGGCGGGCAGAATTGATGGCTTCCGTAAGGCCAGCGCGCAGCTGGCAGTCACAGGTAACAGCCTTAAAGCCGCCCGCGAAGAAGCGGCAAAACTCGCCACGCAGTTTACTGCGACCAACCGCCCGACGGCAGCACAGGCCAGACTGCTTGAGCAGGCTAAAAATCGCGTCACCGATTTACAGGGAAAATATAACGGGCTGCGTCAGTCAGTGCAGCGTCAGCGCCTTGCGCTGAATGAGGCAGGGCTTGATACAAAGAAACTGAGCAGCGCACAGCGTGAGCTACGGCAGAACGCCGATGAAACCCGACTGGCACTGGAGCGACAGCAAAAATCCCTGAAACGCCTGGGTGAACAGCAAGCGAGAATGAATGCGGTTCGTGATCAGTATTCGCGCCGTCTTGAGGTTCGGGATCGCATAGCCGGAGCCGGAGCCACCACTACGGCTGCCGGGCTGGCAATGGGTGCGCCGGTTATGGCTGCAGTGAAAAGCTACGCCAGCATGGAAGATGCCATGAAAGGCGTGGCAAAGCAGGTAAACGGGCTGCGGGACGATAACGGCAACCGTACAAAACAGTTTTATGACATGCAGGATGCCATCAAGGCCGCCAGTGAACAACTGCCGATGGAGAATGGCGCTATAGATTATGCCGCGCTGGTTGAAGGGGGCGCGCGTATGGGCGTGACCAACCAGGACGATCCCTTTGAGGACCAGAAACGTGACCTGCTGGCCTTTGCATCCACGGCGGCAAAAGCTGCAACGGCCTTTGAGCTGCCCGCCGATGAGCTGGCGGAAGGATTGGGGAAAATCGCGCAGCTCTATAAAGTGCCGACGCGCAATATTGAACAACTGGGCGATGCGCTGAACTACCTGGACGATAACGCCATGTCAAAGGGTGGGGACATTATCAACGTCCTGCAGCGTATGGGGGGCGTGGCTGACCGCCTTGACTTCCGAAAGGCTGCTGCGTTGGGTTCAACATTCCTTTCTCTTGGGGCTGCCCCGGAAATTGCCGCCAGCGCCTCTAATGCCATGGTGCGTGAGCTGTCCATTGCCACCATGCAAAGCAAGCGCTTCTTTGAAGGTATGAACCTGCTGAAACTCAATCCTGCGGAGATTGAAAAGCAGATGACCACCGATGCCATGGGCACCATTCAGCGGGTTCTGGAGAAGGTCAACAATCTGCCGCAGGACAAGCGCCTGTCAGCCATGACAATGATTTTTGGTAAAGAGTTTGGCGATGATGCGGCAAAGCTGGCTAACAACCTGCCGGAGCTGCAGCGTCAGCTGAAACTCACATCAGGCAGTGGTGCTAATGGCTCCATGCAGAAAGAATCCGACATTAACAAGGATTCATTGTCTGCGCAGTGGTTGCTGGTTAAGACGGGCGCGCAGAACGCTTTCAGCAGCCTGGGGGAAACGTTGCGTCAGCCGCTGATGGATATTATGGGCATGGTTAAGGATGTGACTGGGGCGCTGCGTCGCTGGGTGGAGCAGAATCCCGTGCTGGCTGGCACGCTGATGAAATTGGCGGCGGCTACGGCGGTGATCACTGTCGGGCTGGGTACACTTGCAGTGGCGGTGGCTGCTGTGCTGGGGCCGGTTGCGGTGATCCGGTTTGGCCTGTCTGTGCTGGGTGTAAAAACATTACCTTCCGTTGCTGCAGCAGTAACACGTACTGGCAGTGCCCTGTCATGGCTGGCAGGTGCGCCACTTTCTCTGTTGCGTAGGGGGATGGCGTCATCCGGTGGCAGTGTCGGGTTGCTGAGTGCCCCGTTTAATTCTCTGCGTCGCTCAGCCGGAATAGCGGGTAATGCACTGAAAACGGTGGCAGGTGCGCCGCTTGCCATGTTCCGTGCCGGTATGTCAGGCATCCGTGGTGTTATCGGTATGGTGATGAACCCGCTGGCGGTGTTGCGGGGTGGGCTGACAGCTGCCGGTGGCGTATTGCGTTTTCTTGTTTCTGGTCCGCTGGCATTACTTCGCGGCGCGCTGTTTGGCATTTCTGGCCTGCTGGGCGCGCTGCTCAGTCCGATAGGGCTGGTTGTGGCTGCGCTGGCTGGTGTGGCGCTGGTTGTGTGGAAATACTGGCAGCCCATCGGTGCATTTCTGGGGGGCGTGGTGGAAGGGTTCAAAGCCGCTGCAGCACCCATCAGCGCCGCCTTTGAGCCGCTCAGACCCGTGTTTCAGTGGATTGGTGACAGGGTGCAGGCATTGTGGGGCTGGTTCAGTGATTTACTCACGCCGGTTAAATCCACTTCCGAAGAACTGAACAGCGCAGCTGCAATGGGGCGCCGGTTTGGTGAGGCGCTGGCTGAAGGTCTGAATATGGTGATGCACCCGCTGGAATCACTTAAATCCGGTGTGTCGTGGCTGCTGGAAAAGCTCGGTATTGTCAGTAAGGAGGCGGCAAAGGCGAAACTGCCCGCGCAGGTTACGCAGCAGCAGCCCGCCACGGTGAACAGTGACGGCAAAGTGTTGCTGCCGCCCGGCGGGTTCCCGGCTTACGCGGGGATGTATGACACGGGCGGGATCATTCCAAGCGGGCAGTTTGGCATTGTTGGAGAAAATGGCCCTGAAATTGTGAACGGACCAGCAAATGTCACCAGCAGGCGGCGTACTGCTGCGCTTGCCTCTGTCGTTGCTGGCGTGATGGGGGTAGCTGCGACACCTGCAGAAGCGGCTCCGCTTCATCCCTTCAGTCTGCCTGCGAGTGCATACCAGACACAGCCTGTTAAGGCAGACAGCCCGCCGTCGGTTATTCGTTATGAGATAAATGCGCCCATTCATATCGTCGCGCAGCCGGGGCAGAGTGCGCAGGATATTGCCCGTGAAGTGGCACGCCAGCTTGACGAGCGGGAACGCAGGGCGAGGGCAAAAGCGCGCAGCAATTTCAGCGATCAGGGGGGATATGAATCATGATGATGGTGCTGGGTTTATATGTATTTATGTTGCGCACTGTCCCTTATCAGGAACTGCAGTATCAGCGCAGCTGGCGACATGCAGCCAACAGCCGGGTGAACCGCCGCCCGTCAACGCAGTTTCTTGGCCCGGATAATGATTCACTGACACTGTCCGGGGTCCTGCTGCCGGAAGTGACCGGAGGCAGGCTGTCATTGCTGGCGCTGGAGTTGATGGCAGAGCAGGGCAAAGCCTGGCCTTTGATTGAAGGTAGCGGAACCATTTACGGCATGTTTGTTATTGAAAGTCTGAGCCAGACAAAGACGGAGTTTTTTACCAGCGGCATGCCCAGGCGCATTGAGTTTACGATCACCCTCAAACGGGTTGATGAGTCGCTGTCTGACATGTTCGGGAGTCTGAGTGACCAGCTCAGTAACCTGCAGGACTCTGCAGCGTCTGCGATTGGGGGGATTAAAAACACGGCTGGAGGATTGCTTCAGTGAACGTTAATTCTGATCTCCTGAATCTGAACAGCAAAAGCCCCGCATTCAGTATCGTCATTGAAGGTAAGGACGTGACGACCGTGCTGGATACCCGCCTTATGAGTCTGACGCTGACGGATAACCGGGGGTTTGAAGCGGACCAGCTTGATCTGGAGCTGGACGACGCCGACGGGCTGATCGCCCTGCCGCGACGTGGGGCAGTGATTCAGCTGGCGCTGGGCTGGAAAGGCCAGCCGCTTTTTCCTAAAGGGGCTTTTACCGTGGATGAAATCGAACACTGCGGTGCCCCTGACCGGCTGACCATCCGGGCGCGAAGCGCAGATTTCCGTGAAACCCTCAATACACGGCGCGAAAAATCATGGCATCAGACAACGGTAGGGGAGGTGGTAAAGGAAATAGCCGCCCGGCATAACCTCAAAATGGCGCTGGGTAAAGACCTGACGGATAAGGCGCTGGATCATCTGGACCAGACCAATGAAAGCGATGCAAGTTTTCTGATGAAACTGGCGAGACAGTATGGGGCGATTGCTTCCGTTAAGGACGGGAATCTGCTGTTTATCCGGCAGGGACAGGGAAGAACGGCGAGCGGCAAGCCGCTGCCGGTTATCACCATCACGCGCAAAGCCGGTAACGGTCATCGGTTCACCCTTGCTGATCGTGGTGCCTATACCGGTGTTATTGCCAGCTGGTTGCATACGCGTGAACCCAGGAAAAAAGAGACAACCAGTGTTAAGCGTCGTCGAAAGAAAACCACCACACCCAAAGAGCCGGAAGCAAAACAGGGCGATTATCTGGTGGGAACGGATGAAAACGTGCTGGTTCTTAATCGTACCTACGCCAACCGGAGCAATGCAGAGCGCGCAGCAAAAATGCAGTGGGAACGTCTGCAGCGTGGGGTTGCTTCATTTTCCCTGCAGCTCGCTGAGGGGCGGGCTGATCTCTATACGGAAATGCCGGTGAAGGTTACAGGGTTTAAGCAGCAGATCGATGATGCAGAATGGACCATTACCACCCTGACGCATTCTGTCAGCCCGGATAATGGATTTACGACCAGCATGGAGCTTGAAGTAAAGATTGATGATCTTGAAATTGAATAA